AATCACGGCCCGTTTGAAGCTGGTGTTGGTTATGTTGGGGGTGGTAAATTTGCAAATGTTGACGGTTCAAATTTACCAATGTTTCAAGGTGCTATAATTTCAAATATTGGTGGGCAGATTACTTGGACGGGTACGCAGTTAAACTTAACTTCAAACGGTACACAGGTGTCAAACATAGTATCTACTAAAATAAACCCCATACATAGTTACGAGACTACTAAGATATGGAAGGTTCAAATAGCTTATGTTGGATAATGGAGACACAGAAAATAGGTTAAATCAGCTTGAGGCAAAAGTTGAAGAGCTTACAAAACAATTAGAAGAAACCGATGAGTCTATTGGTGACTTGGAAGACAGCTTTGAAAGTGATAAAGCTAATATGTTTTCTGTTGACCAAAATGCACCTCCGTTTCAGGTGCATTGGATTACTCCAGATGAGACTGAATCTTTTTCAAGCTGCGATGATATAGATTCGGTAGCGAAAGCTCAAAAAGCCTTCAAGGAAGCTGCTGATCACAGAGACAGCTCGGTAAAAAGAGTTCTTCACGGGGATGTTTTATTTTTACTATGTAACACAGCACCTGAAGTAGAGGAGTCCGAGTCCGAATCAGAATCTGAGGAGGAGCGGGGTGTTTGTTACTACATAGGTATGTGCGTTCAAATGTCGACCGTGCAGATGAAAAAAGATCCAGATTCCGCCTATGATGAGTTAACAGAAACTATTTTAACTGATGCTGGTGAGCCAAACCGTGAGTTCTTTGCCTGGAGCAGTTGCGGTGGCGGTGGGACTGCCTCAGAGCTAGGCTGCGAGCCTTTGGAAATTTGCGACCCGGACTCTTCGGAGGGTACAAAAACTATTTACGTAGCTACACATCCTGAACCTTGCGATGAGTCATCTAATTCCAACGGCGGTTAAAGAACAGCTTGAAAGTAGCTCAAATGATTGGTCTGGAATTGATCTTCCAGTCTATGAATCTTGCTTTGATGAGTACGGATTCGGGGATTGGTCGATTCTTCAGCAACAGCCTAACCCTACATACTCTTCATCAAAAAGTGGAACTGAGGTAGATCTTCGGCTATTAAATGTAGGCGATGGATCTATCGCGACACAGAGAGCTGATATATTTATCGCAAATACTGGATGCACTAGTATCGATTACGAACTGGATATATCGGGGGTTATAGAAACTTATAACGCATTTTTTGAATTTTTAATAGTTTCTATAGATGGGGACTTGTTGGACTTTAGCGGTGCTACTTTAACGCACGCCGATACTACCCGTTCCAATAGAACATACACATTTCCTAATAATTCTTTCGAGATACACTCTCAGTTTGGTGATCGCGACTCGCAAGAGTGGGGCTCTAAAGTCTATGTTCCAACAGAAACTGTACCAATAGATCCAGGCCCGTGTCCGACACAACTTACATTTTGGGCTGGTACGTTCGATAGCGCACACAACACGGTTAAAGATCCAAACAGCTCCAGCCAATCGATTAATGTGAGGTACGACATTAAAATTACAAAAACATGACCGACAAAGAAAAATCAAAGGGTTTAGGCGACACCGTGAAAAAGGTGACAAACGCTATGGGTATTAAGCAATGCGAGCCGTGCAAGAGGCGTCAGGAGAAACTCAACCGATTGTTCCCATACAAGGATAAGGGTAAAAATAAAGGGTGAGGTTTTTCCGGATACCAGCCTTCACGGGCATTGAAACGCACCGCGATGACGCCGATCGGGGTAGCTTACGAGTAGTCGAAGGCTGCGTCCCCCACGGGCCGGGAGGACTGCGTTCAGGCCCTGTCTGGGAAAAACTCGGGGTCGTCAGTTTTTCTATAGATACTGATGAGAATAGTGTGATTGCTCATGATGACGGTAATGGGAATTCAGTTATCGCGGTTGCCCGTACTAACGAAGTTCACGAGCTGCAAGTCGTAAGTACTGAGCATACTGAAGTAACCGCATTAGGAGCAAGTTATCAGGTAGTAGCTTCCGACTTATACCGGTCGGGAAAATCATCTATCACTCCAATCGGGAACAGAATGTACGCAATAGGTGACGGAACTGCTGAAGCTACTTATTTAGGAAAGGGGCCGGCGACTAAGCCTGATCACGAAGTGTTCCCAAATCAAACTTTGTACGATCTCGAATGGTCTAGATTTCCGAATTGTCAGTTCTATGTACAAGGGCCGAAGAAAACAATTTTTGCAGCTGGCAATCCTGATAAGCCTTTAACAGTTTATATGACTGAGCCAGCAGGACTGACTGATCCGTACAGAGACTCTCCATACTCAACCGAGTTAACTACTGAGCATGCTGGAGTCCTGAGTACCGTAGACATACTATCATCAAATGCGTCTAGAATTACCGCGCTTTCCACCCGCGGGGATCAGGTCGTAGTCCATACCGATAAGGGTTGCCATCTTCTATACTCACCCAAATCAGATCAGGCAGAGACTGGATTCCGAGTAGAACAAGTACCCGCCACAAATTTTTCAGGTGCTGTCAACTCTCAGGTCGTGGCAGGGGAGAGTGGAAGCCAACATTTTTGGATGGGACACGATGGTCAAATATATAAGGATGAGGCCGCAAGTCGTGGGGCGGAGGATTTTAAGGGTTATGCTGATGCTGCACAGGCGAATTGGAAGGCCAAAGGTACTTGGGAGAAAGAACATCCAATCGATCTATCCGATGCATTTGCTACCTACGATCCGCAAAGCGGGATGTATTGGGTGTACACTCGATCTGATGAATTTACAGAATCAATTTCCGGTGATGCTCCCGGATACCCTGTTAATTTACAATCAACTGTTACTCCTGATGCACCGGGAGCTCCTGAAAATTTACAATCGTCTCTTCTTCACGGCGCTCCTGGAATACCAACAAATTTACAATCATCTGTAGCTTATGATGCACCGGGTGTGCCTACAAATTTACAGTCTTCTTTAATCCCTGATGCACCGGGTGTGCCTACAAATTTACAGTCTTCTTTAATCCCTGATGTGCAAGCTCCTGGAATCCCTCAAAATTTACAATCATCACTGGCTCATGATGCTCCCGGTGTTCCTCAAAACTTAACTTCTTCCTTAATTCCTGACGCACCAGGAATACCTACAAGCTTAACATCGCAAATAGTAATATACCCTAACTTTAGAAACAGCACTTCCGTTAGATTAGCGGTTACTGATTGGTTGGCAAACCCTTTAATAGGTAGTACATTTATGACTTACGATGGTTTAAGAGATACGGGTGATATAACTGCATCATCAACTCAATCTTTTACAAAACTAGCCACATCACCGACGGGTGTACAACCCTCTTGGAAATTGGTTTACCCGAACGGGTCGGGCGGTAATAATTCCGCATATATTATTGGAAATTCTAACGGCTCTGAGTTTTACATTTATAATTGGTATGGAGACCCAACTTCATTTACTGGAGCTCCAGCTGGAATAACCAGTGCTATACTACCCCCAGCTTTATTAGGTGTTTCTAGAACAATCACGGGGTCGGCAGTGTCGTTTACGCGAAACTTCTCAATAAGTTAAAAGCAACCGATTGATAAATATTAACTTTTTAACCAAAATAAAGCTATGGCAACAGTAACATTAACTTGGGCAGCACCGGCGTCTGGTGGCCCCGTCGTAAACTACAAAGTTTATCGTTTACAAGGAACATCCACCTCTGAATCTGCGGTTAAAGCTGGTACTGAGCTTGTCTCTGACCTGTCTAGCTCGACTCTTACTTATGACGATACAACTCTAAGTTCTGGAGCCGGTGCTTATAGTTACACGGTTAGTGCGGTAAACACAGGCGGAGAAAGCGCGGGAGCGACACCGACAACTCAAACGCTTTAAGCCTTAGAAAGGAGGTACTATGACTGTACCTGAAGATTGCGAAACTATATACGTAAATCAAACTGTAAGTAATAATGTTTGCAACGGTGCGTATGAACTGGATTCAGCAACTCAAGAATGGGTAAACTCAGCTAATCCGACTTGTAAACTAACAAAAGTTTTTGATTCCGAAACCAATCAGTATACGTGGGTTTTCTCAGTTCAAGTGCCCGAAGGCAGCGACCCTCCACCCGGATCAAAATACGCAGCTACTTTTAAATACTACCGAAATTACAGTATAGTTGGTGGGGTTTACGCTGAGCAAAAAGAAGGTTCTGGATCTACTCAGTGGTCAGCTTTGCCCGGGCATGAAATGGATGGTAATTATGGTGTAGGTATAAATCTCCCTCCATCCTATGCGATCGATAACTCTAAAGCATTGCCGTCCACAGTTTCAATCGACGGTAAACAGCTTAAGTTGGCAGCCAAAGGTGCCGGTCTTACTACAGGTTTTTGGAATTTCAGCTATGCCGCTATTTTAGACTCTTCTGCAATTGACGACTTTACATACTCTTACCAGTCTCAAACTGGTTCCGCGACTGAACTATTTACCGAGAATGCGCAGGCTGTAAGTGCAACTAATTTTTCAGGGCTTATAAGCCCCCCAACTACCGCAAAAATGAATTTACGGTTGGGGTATGATGTAAACGGTTATTCCTACGATGCTAGGTATATTTTAGGTCATCATAATTCTACGGGGCAGGATGTAACTTATTTTAGTAATGACATTGCTAGAGACTCTTACTGTGCAGTACCGTCCATGGACACCATCCTGACCGGTACTATGACAAGAAACGGTGGGCGTTATTTTAAAGATTCAGGTGAGAATGGGATCTATTTTGGAATTACTCGGTACGGAGCAGTTGGTAATCCTATTACATATATTGTTAGAAATCCGTCGGAAGATGAGCAAGGCTATGATGAGAACGACCCGAATCCTAGGTTTCCTTTTTACGAACATGTTATAAGTAATCAGGACGATAGTGATTTTTGTGCAAGAGCCGGTTGGTACCTTAAAACCAGTCTTTCTGCTACCACAACCGAGGACAGCATGTGTCCGGCTGATGCGAATTGGGGTTCAGGAGTAACTGTGTCTGAAGACCCTATAAATGACGGAGGAAGTGGATCTGGGGGTAGCTCTGGATCTGGCGATAGCTCAGGATCTGGCGATAGCTCTGGATCTGGCGATAGCTCAGGATCCCGATCTGATTACTCGGGGAAGACCACAGCCTCGAAATATAAAGGTTGGGTTTTTGATGAGAGGACATCAGCGATATCTGGCCCATTTGATGCACAGGGAATTACTTCAATTACGACAAAAGATAATTCATCGGAAATGTTCTGCGTCAACCAAGATCGAGATATTAAAAAAACTGACCTTCTCGAATTTAATAACCCAAACTTTCCAGCCTTTACCGATCCTTTTCAAACTCGATATGTTTCATTTGATGGTGCGGTTTCAAAAGGAATTGTTTTATCTGAAACTGGTGAAGGATTTAGTTACAGAAATAGATATCTAGATAAACCATTTGGCGATTCAATTATTGGCAGTGGAACTGTTAAAATGCCTTTGTTCTTCCGCGACTCTTATTTAGCGAATACCGAAACAAACTGGATGCATCTCGGTGACGAGCATTCTGAAAAACAAGTCTACCGAGTAGATTTACGATTCCATAAGAATTCATGCGGACACCTTTGGCTTTATGTAATGAACGACGAGGGACTCGTCAAAGGTCAGTACAAAGGAGCTATTAAGGAGCATATGAAAGTGTTCACCAATCTCCGCGGCCGATCTTTCAAGATTCAAATGATGATTGCCACGCACTACGACCATCCCTGGGCGATGCGCGAGATGGCAATCGGTCATTTATATGGGAAGAGCTTCTAGGCTGCTTTCCAAAAATCTAGAATTTTAGGGTCTGTAATAAGATCGGAATACGATTTACTCGTCGTCTCAACCGAAGCGTGTCTCATAAATTTTTGAGATGTGTACACGCTGACCGTGGTCGATATAAAACTGGCAAACAGTTTTCTGCATTCATGAAGAGGGAGATTTCGATCCCAACCAATTTTGCGTAAAGCATCAAGCGTTGGGTCGAATAGAGTACGACCTTCATCTGCACGAGTCTGAATTAAATAAACACCGTCCGACGCTTTATTAAGAATACTAGCTGCGACTGCTTTACTTCCCTGTGTGAACCCTTCATGCCCACCTTTTGGTCGAAAATCTAATTCGCGCTCAACAGTTATTCGAGCTATGTCGCTTGTCATATTGAACCAATCCGCTCGTGCGTGAAACGCCTCATTTCGGCGCAGTCCAAAATGTAAAACCAAGCCTAAAAGCGTGTACATGTCACCTGTACTATTTTCCCAAAGCTCAAATGTTCGCTCAATCAAAGCTGTAGGGGGTAGCTTGTACTGCTGGCCAAGACCTGTGAATTTATCAAAGTCTTTTACTTCTTCAAAGAACCCCACATCCCAGTTTTCATAGACTCTTGGTTGTTTCCCAAGCGCACTTATTTTGGCAATCTTCGAATTGATCGTCCGCATGCAACTTGCGATTTTTCCTTGATCGGTGAGCTTCTCTAATTTCAGTCTTTTATATTCCATCCAAAAATGGAAATCCAATTTACTAACTAGCGCGCCGTCTACATCTCGTGTCCCCATGACCTTTCGGAAAACAGAATATATTGCGTCTTTATAATCTCTAATCGTGGTTTTCGACAGACAATTAGAAATTGCAAAACTTTCATAAAGTTCCCATAACTTGCCAAGAGTCGGAACTGGATCTTTTACTTTGGCAAATGCTTTTTTCTGAAACGTTTTTTGTACCTCATCAAAAGGGTGAAGCATGAGATGACCGCGAATTTGATCGGCCAAATCAAGGGCTGCCTTTCGATCCAATCCGAGAGGAAAATATCGAACTTTTCCTTCAACCTTTGCCTTGTAATTCCATCCTCCTCGATCGGAGCGTTTATATATTCTAGTTTTGCGACTAGATGTAGCGACTTTGTGACTAGTGGTGTGTGATTTCATACCACTATCGGTAGTGTTTTTCTTCATGATGTCCAGTGTTTATGCGGTTACACCCTACATCTAGTGCCTTTGATTCACATTTTGAATCCAGCGCGTCTACCAATTCCGCCATCCGGGCAAGTTATTGAGTAGCAGCAACTTGACACCGTTGTAAAGCTCTGTTATACATTAATAATGGCTCAAGTGTATCTCTTTTGTATCGAGCCATCAAACAAAAAAATTATGAAGGAGTGGTTGGAAAAACAAAAATCGCAGGAGAAAAACATGCTCGATGCGGTATCAATTCAAAGCCGACAGATTGCTGACGATCTTGTCCCTCAAGTTCGCCTTTGTGCGCTGGAAAATGAGATGTGCGCCGATATATTGATCAAGGTACACTTTGAATTTGGGAAAGAGAAAACAGAAATTTGGAGCGAAGGCGCAGTAGACTTCCCGCCAAAACAATCGGTATCCCAAATGTTCGAATTGACCTATGGGCCAGAAGAAGAAGAAAAGCCAGGTTCTTGAGAAGCTCGGCCTGACGGCTGAGGAGGTCAGGGTCGCATTCGGGGTTAAAGAAAAAAAGAAAGAGGAGCCTGAGAAAAAAGGTTACCTCTTTCGTCCCGACCAGAAGCGAATGAATGACCGGATGAAATTTTGGGACGGTATGGTCTACGCTCGCTTTGCCAGTGGTATGCACCCAAAAACAATCGCGGGATGCCTCGGAGTTTCCGAAGAAACTGTCCGAGTACGACTCCGACGATCAGGCTTTTTTGAAAAGCTCGAATCTAGGCTGCCGTAAAGACACCCCAGTTTTCCCTGTATTTTTCGAAACTCGATTTTGTTTTCGGGTTGTGGGGATAAAACCACGAGGTTACCGATCTTAAATCTCGGCTTGGGATTATGTAAAACAAATCAAGAGGTTCTATATATCCTGCTAAAACATCTACTTCGCCGCAATCAATTGGTTTTTTATAGGATCTTCGACTACTCGTGCATAGCCGGTATCTAGGACTTTTTTCACTAGCTCCTTCTATGACGGGGACACTAGTTCCCTTAACTTGAACGCGTAAAACTTCGCCCGCGTGATTCACGACATGGCAGTCCTGTGGTAGATGATCGCCGGCGGGGACAAAAACCTCCAGACCCTGATCCATCGCTTTAGCAAAGAATTTATATTCATATAATGATCCACTTTTTTTGTTATTATTCACCATCAATCCTCCATCCATACTGTGATTTATCTGAACGAGACACCCATCCAAAGCCTTTGGAAAGCATGTGACTCAACCCCCAACCTAATTTTTTCGGGGTGAGCTCTTTGAGCAGCACCCGATTATTTTCATTTGCAGAAAGTACAACCATGAGCTCGGAACACGTGCCTTCCCAACTATCATCCTTTAGAGTCCTTCGGAACATAGACAGAATCTCAATGATATGACTGTATCGGCTGTCAGCTCTAGCCCGTGATTCCAATTCGGAATTTACATATGCCTTGACCCCAAACCGAGTCTCCAAGAGCTTGGGCTCAACCTCATGAGCCAAAAGCCAAGCGGCGAAGGCCGGAAGTTCAGCGGAAACGACATGTTTAATATCTTTAGTAAAATCAAAACCGTCATTACATTTGAAGACCATCAATTTATCTTTGATGCTCATGTCTAAATCGGGTAGTAGACGCATGGAGACAGGGTCATCGTTTAATGTGCAGGAGATTCTACCTCTCCAGTAGACACGACCAGACTTCTTGAATTTACCATTGATCAAGAAAGTGTCATTCGCGATATGCTCCTTAAGCCGAGCTGTGAATGCAGTGTGCATCGCATTGCTCGCCGTCGGAGCCTCGTCGTCGACAAGCCACATTCCGTATTCAAATAAGTGATCCGTCCATTCACTCTTGCCGGTTAAATATTCTGATGCCTTGATTCCACCACCGAATAATCCGCCGAGTATAATAGTGTTATACAAAGTTTTCCCGCAATTTGGAGGACCGACTAAAAAGTGTGCGTGTCCACGCTTGGGTGAACCTGATTGTGCGTTTAAATAAGCATGCTTGAGCCATGCTAATTCATACTTCAGTTGCTTTTCGCCAAGCATATGCTTCATCCATTTTGCGATGACTGGAAATTCTACTCCCCATTCGCCAGCTTGATCGGCAGGAGTTAATGGCCTGACCCGTGCGGTATTAAAATAAGTTCGGTTTTCGTGCTTAACAATCTGAGATTTAACAAAGCAGAAGGGTAGACCCGCTTCTATTCTTTTAGCTGTGTTAATTTGAAACAGAGCCTGTTTAACCTCCGATACATTTTCGTGTCTAGCGGGTCGGCCGGATAAATTATGTCGGCATTGCAGATCGAGCATGCATTCTTCTTTGTTATTTATAAAATACGATCCGCTACCGTCTTCGATAAAATAATTCCGTCCATCGTACCAATAATTTTTAATCGCTTCACCAATTCGTCCGACTTCATAATTCCTAACGAATTCGTTACTGGTTATCTCTGCCCATGTATAAAATCCTTTAGGCATGTTAAATACCTGCATGCCGGTCTCTCTGACGATTGCTGCATTCTTGGTTTTATGACCTCCACCCGGATCCCAAAAGGTCGGTCCTCGACTGCCTTCGACAAATTCTGTAGGCCATCCGTTATCAGGCCAAACTCGTTGAATCTCAGCGTAAACGGCCTCAAGCGGAATGACTACACCTTGACCTCGAAAGTCGGAGGATTTTGTTGTTTCATACTGCCAATAATGCAGCATAGATGCTGGAATTCTCGCGTCAGGACTGACTTTTTTCCAGTTATGTCCGTGCAATAGGTAGTGTTGCCTTTTAAATATACCCGAATCAAAACCGCGAGCGATAGCGTCTCTGCCATCAAGCTTCAGCTCTTTAGCCAAACGTCCAAGGAATTTTTCATTGGTCTTACTTCCATGGCAGAATATTGGATCTTCAAAAAACCAAACGGCATGAATCCCACCGCTATAGCTTCTTGATATATAATTTACCGGATATTCGTGATCAATCATCCGGCGGACAATTTCCTCGAATTCTTCATCAGTAAAATCAGCATCCCAATCAACGGTAACCCCGTGAAGATAGCGCATCGGATTCGCTTCACTAACGCGCTGGCCTGGATCAACCCCTTCGCCGGTTGAATACGCACAATACACGGTGCTCGGGCTCGCAGCCCATGCTTTAAATTCTGTAGTATTTCTAAACTCAGGAAGGTCGAATTCGACTTCCCAAGGTTTAGATTTACTGACCTGACTCGCTCTTAAATTTGGGATTGCAAATAGTTCCATCCAATAAAATCTCCTTTAATACTCGTTTTACCTCTAATTCTAAATCCGACTCGTAACATGAAATATTTCTAATTTCATAATTTATAAGTTCGGAATTTATCCCCGCCTCAGAAATGTGTTCGGGAGGAGCTATATTATCTGACCCTCGCACGACACGAACAACAATTCCATCGTTTGCACGAATCATAGCTGCCTCATTCGCAAATCGGACGTCATCGATTACATAGCTTTGCCCGTGCTCAAGATGTTTTTCGAGCGAGGCCACCCATATATTTTGAGATACCAATGTTCGCCCAAATTCGGTACCTAAAAGCTGCATCAGCTCTCGTGGGCTTTTGCCAAATTGGGGTATAATCTCTTCCTTTTTTTCAGGGTTGTACAATTCGTCATCGGACAGCCCCATAGCTGATAGCATTAATTTTATTGGTGTTGCAAAACTCTTAATCCCATAGCCCCATTCCTCAGCTATTATTCGACCAACAGTTGACTTGCCACACCCTTTTTTTCCAGTAAGTCCTATTATCATTTTGTGTATTGTTTTGTAATTATCGCCTCGGATGCGAGCGGTACATTCCGCATCCAGTCCGGGCCGTTGCCCATTATTTTTTCAATTGCTGATTTGGATTCTTCCGCCATATCTTCGGGAACCTCGACGACAACTTCATCGTGTACATGAAGAACGATCTTGAATCCCGCATCGGTTAATCGATTCATGATGTATCCGAAACAGTCCCGAGCTAGTGCCTGAACGCTGTTCTGAAATAGATTAGCTCCGTACATTTTGATTCTGCGAATCGATCCTTTTTGAGTCGCACATGTCACCCCATCTGGCTCGTGACGACAGCGAAAGTACTTAAGCGTCCGGCCAGAGGGTAGGGGGATTTCAAAATCATTCCCTTCGCTCGCAGTCTGCTTAAGCTGAACATCCAAGCTTTTCCAAGCCCGCGTAATCTTCTGATTCTTGTCGCGGAAATCCATTACTTGGATGAAAGCGTTGACCCATTGCCTACGGTCGTCGGTCGGAAGTTGCGGGTAAAGTGTCGCCTTACCCGGCATATACTTTCCTGCGTATTCCTGAAATCTTAATTCATCCGCACGGCTAAAATCCTGATCGAGAATTTGTGTCTGTCCGTATAGTGCGACAGTATCTGCAAATTTAGACCATCCACTGCCGTAGCCCAACTGAAGAACACGAACCTTGGCGAGCAGATAAAGCTCAGGATCTTCGTCCTTCAATTTACCACCTGTCCATCCCATTGTCTGCCTTGCGTGTGCCTCGTAGGGGCTCATGCCCTTGGCTACAAGCTGCAAGAAATCAGTATCGCCAGCAAGGAACGCAGTTAATCTTGGCTCAATTTGAGAGAGGTCAGATACTATCAGAGTATTTCCATCGCCAGCCGAAATGCAGTTGCGAATGTTAACTCCATATTTAGATTCGCGCGGAAGATTTTGAACATTAAATCCCGCGTCACCACTCCATCGTCCAGTAGCATCCGCTCCGAAATATTTCATGTTGTATGACATTTTGCCTTCCGGTGTCAGCCTATCCTGCATCGAGCGTAATCGTTTCAAATGCATATTAATTCGATTGTAATTTTGCATATCAGCTACAAACGAAATCTTATCGCCATTCTCTTTTACCCACTCTTCAAGGACAGGACTGTCCTTGGCTAAACTTTTTGGGGGTTCTATACCAACCTTGCGGCA